CCCTAGTCTAAAAACTACTTTAAAAATAGGAACTCCATATGTTCAAATAATTCCTTTTAAAAGAGATAATTGGAAGATGAAAATAAAAAAATCAGACATTAATAAAAAAAAGGAAAATGAATTTTTTACTATGAGATATGTTTTAGAAAATTATAAGAAAAGATTTTGGAGAAAAAAAACATGGAAGTAGGTAAGTTTACACATGACTATATAAAAATATTTGATAATTTTATAGAAGAAGAGGAATTAAAAATTCTAACTAAAGTTTGTAAAGATAGAGAATTTTCTAAATATGGAGAATTAGCTAGGAGAGCTCTAGACAAAGAAATAAGAAATGTAAAAATATGGGAAATGGAACATTTAAAAACAAATAACTATACTCAAATATTTTGGACTAATTTTTTTGGTCATACTTTTAAAAAAGCAATTAAAAAATATGCTGATAATTTTAAATTAAATAGTTGGTTTAATATACTTGATATACAAATTTTAAAATACACACCTGGTGGTCATTATAAATTTCATTGCGATGATTGTTCAACTTCCCCAAGAACAATAAGTTGTATATTTTTTATTAATGATGATTATGAGGGAGGTGATTTAGTTTTTAGATTTCCAGGATGTAAAGATTTGGTAAATATTGAAAGAACTAAAAATAGAATGATTGTTTGGCCAAGTAATTTTATTTTCGAACACTGCGTTACACCAGTGACAAAAGGAGAAAGGTATTCAGTAGTATCATGGGCAAAATAAGAGAAGATTTTAAATTTAAAAAAATAAACAATTTTTTTGATGAAAATGAATTAAAAATACTTAGTATGTATTGTGATATGAAATCTAGGATAAGTATGAAAAATTTTAGAGATCCTGCATGGCATCAAGGTTTTTATGGAGATCCTATCATGGATTGTATGCTATTACATAAAAAAGATATTGTAAAAAAAGAAACTAATCTTGAACTTTTACCTACTTATAGTTTTTGGAGGTTATATACAAAATTTCAATACTTACCAAAACATAAAGATAGACCTCAATGTGAGATAAGTTTAACAGCTTGCATTATGAATGATGGCACCGAGTGGCCAATTTTTATTGATGGAAATCCAATTGTTTTGAATCCAGGAGATGCTTGTATTTATTTAGGTTGTGAATCTTTTCATTGGAGAGAAGAATTCAAAGGAGATAATAATACACAAGTTTTTTTTCATTACGTTGACAAAAATGGTCCTAATTCAGATGAGTATATGGACAAAAGATATTTTTGGGGAACAGATAAGGGTAAATAATGATTTTTGATCAAAAAAAAGACGGCTCTTGTGATCTTTGTTTTAATGAAGATGAGATAAAAATTTTAAATAAATATAAAAAATTACATTTAAGTCCTGTGTTTGTAAGACATTTTAGTAATACATTATTTAAAATTGCTGCTGATCTAACATTAAATTTAGATGAAAAAACACAAAAATTACAATCTGAAGTCAAAATGGACATTACAGGAGACAAACCCAAGGATGTTTAAAAACCTTAATAGATAAGGTATAATGCCTTATGCCATTAACAAAAGTAGAATTAGCCCCTGGATTTAATAAACAAGTAACACAGACTGGAGCGGAAGGTCGGTGGACTGATGGAGATTTTGTAAGATTTAGATATGGACTGCCAGAAAAAATAGGTGGTTGGGAACAAATAGTAAGTGGAACTTTAGCAGGTGCTGCAAGAGAACAATTTATTTGGGCTGATTTAGATGGTAGAAGATATGCAGCAATAGGAACTAACAAACTATTAGTAATTTATTATGAAGGAGCTTTGTTTGATATTACTCCTTTAGGCACAGCTTTAACAGGATGCACTTTTGATACTGTAAATACATCAGCTACAGTTACTGTTAATAAACCAGCACATGCTTTAGAACCAGGAGATTTATTTACATTTACGTCAGTAACACCACCAACAGGTGCAGGGTATGTCGCTTCAGATTTTGAAACCAATACTTTTCAAGTAATAACAGTTCCAAACAGTGATGAATTTACTATTACCATGGCAAGCGCAGCAGGGACAACGGTCAACGGATCTGGATCAGCAACTGTGAATCCTTACATTAAACCTGGTGCTTTAGGTTTTACATATGGATTTGGTTGGGGTACAGGATTATGGGGTGGTGGACAACAAGTGTTCAGTACACTTAATGGAGCATTATTAGATGATAATGCAGGAACAGGAGGATCAGGTACTTCAATTACACTTGCATCCACATCAGGATTTCCTACAGCAGGGACTATTAAAGTTGGGGCTGAGTTTATATCTTACACAGGAATATCTAGTAATGATTTAACTGGTATTACAAGAGCTGCTGCAGGCACAAGATCTGCTCACGCAGATGGATCAGGAGTTGAAGTATTCACTGGTTGGGGAGATGCATCATTATCTCAAACCTTAACTCAAGATCCTGCTTCTTGGTCTTTAGATAATTTTGGAGAAAAACTTATAGCAACTATTAAAAATGGTGAATCTTTTGAATGGAATCCAATAAATTCAAATCCAAGTGCATTGACAACGAGAGCTACAGTTATTTCAAATGCACCAACTACTTCTGTTATGTCTATTGTATCTGATCGAGATAGACATCTAATAATGTTGGGAACTGAAACTACAATTGGAACACCATCAACACAAGATAAAATGTTTATAAGATTTTCAGATCAAGAAAACATATCAGATTACACACCAACATCAGTAAACACAGCGGGTACTTTTAGATTAGACTCAGGCACAAAAATTGTTGGAGCAGTTAAAGGTAAGGACTATATTTTAATTGTTACTGATAATGCTGCATATGTAATGCAGTTTGTAGGTCCACCTTTTACTTTTTCAATTAGACAAGTAGGTTCTAATTGTGGAGCAATAGGACAGCATTCAATTAAATATGTTAATGGTGCTGTTTATTGGATGGGTGAGTCTGGTGGTTTTTTTGTTTATGATGGTACAGTTAAATCTTTACCATGTGAAGTTGAGGATTTTGTTTTTACAACAAAAAATGGTGATAACCTAGGTGTAAACTATCAAGGTGGTGAATCAGTTTATGCTGGTTTAAATCATTTGTATGAAGAGATATGTTGGTATTATCCAAAAGCTGGATCATCTGTAAACGATAGATACGTATGTTTTAATTATTCTGATAAAACATGGGTAACAGGTTCATTATCAAGAACCACTTGGGTTGATGCTAATTTATATGATGTTCCATATGCTACAGAATTTAATTCAACAGCAATCCCTACATTTCCTACTATTCAAGGAGTTACAAATATAAATGGTGCAACTACATATTATGCTCACGAGACGGGCGTGGATCAGGTAGATATAGCTGGTAATAAAACTGCAATACCTGCTTTTATAGAATCTGGAGATTTTAGTTTAAACATAGAGGGTAACGCTCAAGTATTTATGAGCATGAGAAGATTTGTCCCAGATTTTAAAACTATACAAGGAGATGCTCAAGTAACAATCTTATTAAGAGATTTCCCGAGTGATACTGAAACATCGTCTCCTTTAGGACCATTCACGGTCACCGGATCAACAAAAAAGGTGGACACCAGAGCAAGAGCAAGATTTGCTAGTTTAAAGATTGCTAATACAGGAACAGAACAAAATTGGCGGTTTGGAACTTTTAGAGCGGATGTACAACCAGACGGATTGAGGGGATAATGGAACCAGATTTATTTGTACCAGGAGATCAACAGTACCAAATGGTTAATGAACCATTACAACCTATGGGTATAGCTCCTCTTATAGAAGAGCGACCTATGGGATTTCCTAATTTAAAACAACTTGCGGGTAATGTAGCAAAAAACCAAGCGTTAAAGTTTGCAGCAGGTAAATTAGGTATAGATCAAAAGGTAGCCTCTGGACTTGTAGGTTTGTTAGGTATGGGTGGAAATCTCTTCCCACCTTTAGCAGCAGCATCAGTTTTATCAGGAAGATCTTTGGGTATCTCAGATTATTTAGCAAACAAACGTGCACAAAAACAATTACAAAGTCAACAAAATATGCGTGAGGCGGCAGCAATAACTAATAGAATTCAAGGTCAGATTACCCCTCAAGATA